AATGCCCGGCATGAGCAGAGGATGTTGGATATTCTTTGACAATTAATTTACCCCGACATTTCTTTTTAACCTTATCAATCCTTGCATCGAACTCAAATTTATTAAGTTTTGGAACATCTACTATACTAACATCCATTAAATTAGCATCAATTCTTTCTGCGATTCTTTCTTCGGACATTTCTAAGGTTATGTACAATACATTAGATCCCACTTCCATAGCAGCAGCTGCCTGATGACACATGACCAGGGATTTACCAACACCAGTTCCAGACATCCAACAGAGAAGTGATTTATTTGGCAGACCACCCTTCGTAATTTTATTAAGAATATCTATATCAAATGGTATTTTTTCCTCTTTCCTGTGATAGAAATCAAATCTATCTTCTGCAGAATCATAGTAGTCATGTCCAACATTTGAATCAAAGGAAACAGATAGAGCATCAGACAATATAGAAGGTAATGCATCTGGTGTTAAATCTTTCTCCTTTCCGTCAATAATAGAAATGGATTTCAGTACCGCATTATATACAGATCTGTCTTTACAAAATTGCTCTGTCTCGTTGACCAACCAATCTACGTCAATAGGGGATGGAGAAATAGAATTAATGTGATCTATTAATTTGGAATGGACATCATCCGTTATATTATTTCTTTTATTAATCCCTATGATCAGAGCTTCTTTGGAAGGAATATTCGAATATTCCCCCACATAATTATGGATTTCCCTAAATATTTCTTTTTCTATATGTCCTTGGAAATATTCTTCTTTAACGAATGGTATTACTTTTCTGAGAAATGATTCATTCGTTATCAGGTTTTTGATTATCGTTTCTTCTATCATCTTTACTCATACTTTTATCAATTTCTTGTACAAGGACATCCCCCATAATAATTTCGAATTCTTCTGAATCTTTATAATCTTTATTCCCTGGATTATTAAGAACCTCAAAATCGAATGTTAAAACCGGTGGATCATCCTCAGAGAATCTAACATCACCATATATATAAATTATACCATCAAAATTCCCACCTCTCAGTTTAATGCCAGTTCTATCTGGCACATTTTCATTTTCAACATACGAATATTCTTGTTTCATTTATATTATACCACAATCTCTAATTATTGTAAACTAATGAAGGAAAAATTTGTGTGGGCAATCAGTTTTTAAATTTAAAATTTCAACAGATTTCTGTGGTGCTGGCTCCTTAACTCCTTTTCGTTCTCTCCACATTAAATCTACTTTATACCCAAATAATTTAAAATCTTCATATTTGATGCACAGCATCCATCCTGTATTTTTATCGTTCTCATTTCTTTCTGGTAATGTTAATATTCCTTTTACTTTAGTATATTTCATATCTTACCTCTTTCCTGCTTGGAGCCACCCTACTTCTGCTAAGCGAACCCAATCGTGTTTAACATCATCCGTAAAATGATGATGTATTAATAATACAAATACCCAGAGAACCAATAGAAATATTATTAGTATCCCTGCTGCGTACATGATTATTTTTTTGATAACTAATCCAGCATTTGTATATACCCTATAGAGAATTTTTCCTCTACATATTCTGAGAAATTTGTATCTTCAAAGATTGGTTTCCAAAACTCTTCATTGAGAGTATCCTTTTCTCTGAAATTTTTATCATCTGTTACTGTTGGTCGAGTATACCAACCAACCTTGGGTTTAGTTACAAATCCAGATTCAACTGCGACTTCTAAGAGACCAGAATATTTTTGAATACCACCCTCCCATGATACCGATATAGGTATCTTAGATTTTTCTTTAACGAATCTAGATTTCTCAACATTAATAATAAAATCATAACCTATAATTTCTTTACCAACTTTATCTTGCCGACGTCCTATAATCCAAACTGTATTTGCTGAATATGTTATTCCTGTACCTCCAGAAACTACCTGCTTTGAAAACATTTCCTGTGTCTCGTAGGTATGATTAACAGCAATCATAGGAATATCATTTAGAGTAAGATATGGAGTAGCCATACGAAATAAAGATTTCATTTGCTTTGCTCTAGTCATATCTGCAACAGACTTAGAATCTTTTGCATCATCAATTTCTTTTTTGGATGCAAGGTTACCGATAGAATCAATCATAACAAACACTTTATCAGACGGGGTAATCTCTTCGAGCTGTGTTATGAGATCAAATTTTAGTTCTTCAATATTTTTAATAGGAATATGAAGAACTCTATTCATATCAATACCAAACGAATCCCAATATGCTTGGGGTGATCCAAATTCAGAATCATAAAACAATGTTATGGAATCAGGAAATTTATCCTGATATGCCTTCAACATTAATAAACCAAAAGAGGTTTTATAGTTTTTAGACGGACCAGCTATCACAGTTAATCCAGAAGTAATACCTCCATCAAATTTCCCGGATAATGCAACATTAATCATGGGAACTGCTGTTGTAATCGGCTTAGACTGATTCAGTATTTTAGACTCAGACATAATTGATGCCAATTTTATTTTAGATGTCGATTTCATTCTCTCAAGTAAACTCATTTAATATTACCCCGCCAATTTAAGATTTTGCATATGCCACGTTCCAGAATCCCCCGATTTAAATACTAGGCGGACAAGTTCCGCGGAAACAATCTCTACTATTTTAGCTTTTTCAGAACTCTTGAACTGATAAAGCTCATCATATTTTAATGAAACAATATCTCCTATTCTAGTACCCCATTTTTCAAAAAAGACTCTTTCCATTGCCTCTTTTTTCTCTTGTAATTTCTTTTTTATCTCTAAATCTTTTATTCTTTTAAAATTCATGTAAAAAAATCCTCCAATGTGTTTCGTTTTTCCGGACTCCAGTTGATAATTTTTAGCATATTATCAACTGGCATTAAAAATGCTTTCTCGAATTGAAGATCATAATCTATATATTCCGATAACTCGAGCTCCCTCGGAAGAACAGAAGGAACGGAAATTACGTTAGATTTTATAGGATTAGGCATTTTAAGATAACAAAATTTAATCTTAGTGCCGTTCTCTATGTATTCATATTTAGAATCTAATCCCAGTATTCTTACATATTCATTATATAATATTGAACCCCGTACGTGTATAGGAGTTCCTTTTTTAAATAATGTGGTGTTATCACAAAATTTATCCAAATTATTAGCAGTCCTAGGGAATGCAATATCTATGTAATCAGCCTTTGCAAATTCTAGTTTAAAATTGGAATAATATTCTTGTGCCTCCTTCTCTGTACCATTTAAAATAATTTTAATAAATTCCTTCAGAGCCGTCCGGCATATAGGTGGTGTTGAACTTTTAATAGCCTCGATACCCATCATTTTAATTTTAGGGGTTTCATATCGAACACCCTCATTATCAATGACATTCATAATGTAACGTTTTTTAGCAAAGAATACAGTAGAATCAGCAATTGCCTCTCGATCCATAAACATCTTCTGATCATAGGCATTGGTATAATTTGCAAGATCCTGATATGATTCGTCAATTAATTTTCTAAATTGATTAGATCCAATGCTATCGAGAAAATCAATTTTATCTTGAATACCCTGATTTGGTTGCCATATTAATTTATCTATAAGAGATTCTAATGTGACATATACTGAATCAGTATCAGAAGCAATTATATAATCTACATCATCGGTTTTCATGATGCGGTTCATGTATTTATTAATAGTACGTTCGATCCACCGAATACTCAATTGTCCTGCTGTTGTAATGGATTCTGCCATATTAACATCAAAGTGACGAAAATATTTATTCCCAAGAGCACCATATAAAGAATTGAGAAGAATTTTAAGAGCCATTTGCTCGACATAAAGTTTCTCTTCAAGGTCTTTGTTTCCTTCCTTTTGGGCCAAGATCATTTTGGTCTTTACTGTTTTTCTTGTCGTGAAAAATTGATCCATTAATTCTGGAATAAAACCCCGGACTTTAGTAGAATATGTCATTCCGTTTGGGGTTATAGTGTAATCTGTTAAATCAAATACGTTGGTTTTATCCAACATAGAATCAATCGACACATTAGGAATACGGGATTGAATGGTTTCTGGTGAAATATTATACTGCATAATTAGATGAGGATACAGCGAAGCAAGGTCAAATGACATTACCCAAGAATGTCTTCCTGTTTGGGTTTCTTTAACATATCCACCAACAAAATCCCGGAACTCAGATTCCTTATTGGATCCAACAACAATATTTTTCTTTATAAGATGATTATAGCATATTACGTCCCAAACCTTTAATGTCCCAAGAACATCTACATAATTAGATTTAGCTTTATACGTCATCATGTAAACCAAATCCAGGAGTTTGAGTTTATTATCAAGTCTTCTGACTAGCTCAGTATCCTTTATATTATAATCTATGAAGAGTTCATAATTTTTCTCATATAGATTAAAAAGGTTTTCATATTCAGAATAGTCGAGTTTCTTTTCCTCTAATTCTTCGAATGATATGTTATTAAGGGAGTATGATTCTCTATTTACAAATGTAAATTTTTTATATAGGGAGACATAATCCAGATTAGATATGCCAAGTATATCATAGGTTTGTTGTTCTCTACCAAAAGAGGTATTAACTCTTTTCTCTCTTATAACTCCCCATGGACTTAATTTTTGGGCAAAATCGAAAGAAATAATTTTTGATATTCTGTTAACGATATAGGGAACATCAAAGAATTCAATATTCCATCCGGTGATAACATCGGGTTTAATAAATTCCCAAAGATTTACAAATTTTGTTAAGAGATCCTTTTCATCTTCACATTTAATATATTTAGAATTATCTCTTTTTGAGGTATAATCCCCTGTACCAAATGTGAAATAATCATTATTATATTCGATGGTAATGGCATTAATTTCCCCATTAGCCTTTTCCGGATATGGAAATCCCCCTTCTGGTGGTTGCATCGTTTCGATATCGAAATTGAGTACCCTGATGTCTTCGGCATTAAATTCGATATCATCTTCCCAGTTCTCAGCTATATATTTGTACTGATTTGGGAAATCCCCATATACAGGGAATACATCTTTGAATTGATTAAAATACTCCCGGGATTTCTTAATGGTTTTAAATTCTTTTTTTATTAAAGTCTTTTCCCCACTCAGATCTTTATATAATCCCTCTCCCTCAATCCAAAGAGATGGTTTGTATCTTATTTTTCGGAAATATTGTTTACCAGAATCATAACCTCTAGTATAAATCATCCCATTCTGTTGAATGGTATTTGTATAAAAACAACTCATGAAGAACCCTCAATTTGCAGATCATAATAATATTATATATTAAATTCGGGGAATTGTAAACTTTATGATAGAATTTGTGATTTTGGTGCGTATATTTTAGAATACATACTCGAATAAGAAGAAAGGATATCTTCTGTTGGGCTGGCTGAGGTTACAACAAAATCTTCAGGAATTGTGAATTCTGTATTTGTTGAATACGGCATCCACGGAGATAATGCCATTTGCATTGCACCATCATCATTTCTACCAACCGGCATAACCACAGCGGGGTTTTCCACCACATATTTACCATCAACCTCGGTAATAACATCACATAAAATATCTTCACCACTTCTCAATCTTAAAATCTCAACGCTCATTTAATTCCTCCTATGTTATATTTCGCTATTAATTCCCAATTACCTTTATCTTTATGGGAAATAACCTTTATCTGGTTCATTGGTGCTAAATTTCCCAGTTCATATTTAACTTTCAAGAGACCCCAATCTGATAATAATTTAGCGATAGCATTTCTTCTTTCGAGATCGTTATCGGATATATCAGTAGGTTTACCATCAAGTTTAAATAATTCCTTAAAATGAACAAGGTAATATTTATTTTGTTTATGAAGGATATGGCAAGACTGATAAAGTTTATTATCTTTTCGAGATGCCACACCAATCCTTGTCAATGTCTCTTTAATTTTCAGAAAATCATCAGCTTGTCCGAAAGAAATTTCTAATAATGAATCTACGTCACTCATAATATTTAATCCGTTATAAAATATTGATATTTATAAAATCAAGTTCCACCCTTGTACAG